CATATATCATCAAGGTAGAAGTAGAATGGTTCAGAAATAAGTGTTGTATCTAAACACAATCCCGTTGTTGTAATAGGACAAGGGAAAGCCGCTAATGCGTCCCCTTCATTATCAAAGACATAAGGGTATTGTAATGGAATAAATCCACCACCACCTACAGCCAAGATTTCATAAGCCGTATTTTCATAATTCACAAACTTACTAACTTCCAAAGTATCACCCGTATAACTGAAATACATTAGTGTATCATCACATACGTTTTGTGCGATAATATTATCACCCGTTCCGAATGTTGTGGGACTTGGTGGAACTGGGTCTGGGGGGCAAGGACTTGGTGTCGTTGAACCAAAGTCAGTTATAGTCCAACCCGCAACAGATGGGAATGGGTAATTCATTTCTGGAACAAAAGCAGATACACCAGGGGGAACTGATATACTTTGTTCCGTTCCACAACAACCCGTATAAGTTAGTATTTGTGGTGTTGAACCCGTATGGGATACTGCGGTATTCCTACAATCCGCACTAAACGGAATAGGACAAGCGTTAGTGTCCGTGATAATCAATCCATCAGCAGATGCGACACTTCCTTCACACGCACAGATATAAACTTCATCATCGGGGGGAACTGAACCACTTATAGTTCCACCACTACAAGAATATCCCGAATATGATAATTCATAATCGGGGTCTGGGTTTTGTATTCTAAATGTTCTACAATTACAATAATCACAATCTAAATATTGTGTTAAAACATAATCACTTGGAAGTGATGTTGTAAAATTGATTGTATTTTGGCAAGCGCAGAATTGCCCGATAGTTTCGGGGTTTAATGTTAAACTTTGTTCCACACCAAAACAATCCAAATAGGTTAAAGATACTTGGCTTTCTAAACTAACATTTTCTACTTGATAGTCATAACAAGAACAACCACTAAACTCGTCTATTGATGGTGTTGGTGGTGTGGGTTGTGATAATGTCCCTTCTAGTTGAACCTTATAGTATTTGGTATTGTCGGGGAAGTTAATTCCGTGTTCTATAATGTTCGGTGTCCCCACACCTAAATAAACTACTTGTTGTTCCGCCCAATTTGAAGGGGTGTCCCAATATCCATCATAGTAAGAACAATTTGGACGGGTGCCACATAATGCTTCCACATTATAGGTTCTACCCGTTGATATTACATTATCACTATTATCGTAGAATGTGAATAAAGCAGAATAGATTTCACGACTATTTAATTCCGTTGTTGTATCCATATAGTTCAACGCTGCTAGTGTTTGATAATCACCAACACGGATATATCTTGAACGGGGGGAATTAGTCATAAATCTTGAATACCCCGAATTAAACGAAGTATTACCCGTTAGATAAAATCTACTGAAGTCATAGTTCTTTCCGTTGAACCATTCCTTAACCCCGTTGTAAGCATAACACACATCAGACAATACATTTGGCTCACCAACATTACCTTCACCATCATAAGTGAAAATAGTTCCGTTTGGTGTTGTGGCATATTCTTCACCTACCTTAATTGAATAGACAATCATATTGTTATTCAAGTATCCCCACGCTGAAGTATGTAGGGGTGTAGTATCCCCACTACACCCTACATTCACGGGCTTTGAATGTGTGTAGTTTCTTAAGATGGGGGAAATATCTACTTGTCCCCACCCGTCAGATGAAGGGGTAATCTTTAGTTGTGCTATTTGTCCGTCTTGTTCGTCTGAACCTTCTTGGATATAAACATCAACAACATATCTGTATTTATATTTGGAACTATCTGTGGCTCCCGTTGATAAAAACTGAAATACCAAGTTTGAATAACTTGGTTCTATCGTATTTGGTTGTGCTAAAAATGTAATCATTATGATAATGTTAGGTTAAATGTTTCTCGTCCAAAGACACTTAAGTTTTCTACCTTTTCCAAGATTTCTTCTGCTGCTATATCTACATACCTATCTTGTTGTAATAATCTTTCTACGGACGCATTTATTTCGTTTAGTAATTGTTCTGTAAATAATGGTAATCCTTTATATCCCGCTTCAAACAATTTAGTCCTAACAGCAAAAGCCATATTCTTTGCTTCGGCTTCGGGTAATTGTCTTTTCTTTTTCGCCCATTCAGTAAGTGCTGCGATAAGGGGACTAAACTTGGCTTTTTGTCCTTTTGTTCTTTTATCGGGGTAATACCTACCACCACCAGGAAAAGAACCACCTTCCCCTTGTGTCTGTGCTTGTGCCAAATCTGAAAACACATATTCAACACCATAATCTTCCATTATGATTATGATGTCTTCATCTATTATTTTATATTCAACGGATTTTTGTAATCTACCAGTTCCAATAAAATTGTAAGTCCCTTTGGGTATTTCACCTATCTTACTAAAACGGGGGCGTGGTTGAGCCATCGCCTTTCTAATAAGTTCTACTACAATCTTACCAACTTCATTTAATAACTCTTCCATTATATCCAGAATGGTTGTCTATATTTATCCTTCAAGTATGCTAATACCCCATTATATTCATCATCAGTAAGTTCTCTATCATACATAATAACTTCACAGATGTTTATATCACCAGAAAAAGCACTAGTAGTCCAAATATCACCCACAGAAATCGTATCGTAAGTTGTATTTGTATATGTATAAAATGATGGGTTGCCAGGTGTGTAATCATTAGCACCATATAAATTACCATCTACACTTGTATTTATTATTCCTTTTTGAACGGATATAAATGCGTTATTTGGTTTAGCACTAATATTACCACCTGAAATTGATTTTTGTATTCCACCACCATAGAAAAAGTATGAACCACTTATACGGCTAATTCCAATACCATAATCTCTAAAATCTGTAAGGGTGATAAATGTATTACCCGATGAAATAGAAGCAACGGAACGGACACCATCATTACTAGCATAATCACTAACAAGAAATATAGTATAATCTGTTAGTGATATTGGTGTTGGTAATGTGTGGATAAGTCCTTTCATATCAGTATCATACATAGCATAGAATGGTGATAGATTACCACTACCTACTTGTTGATAAGTTGGAACATTTACATTTGGGGTTAATGTATAGTCATTACCCGATTTATCTAATACTTGGCTTATATCTGTTCCACCAGTTAAAGTGATTGTTGAACTATCTTGGAAGTCATACCACGCAAATAAATTACTAACACTATCGGGTTGAACGGGAACTGGTAATAATGATGGGGGGATACAAGCAGTTTGTTCTATTGTAATGGTAATCTGTCCTTCAACACCACAAACACTTTCTGCGAACCTATCGGTAAAGTATGAATACTGAATAGGGGTTTGTAAGTAATATCCGTATTGGGAAAGTTGATTTACAAAATAGTTATAGAAGTCCCCCAATATTTCTTCACATAATGCCATACTATCCAACTGGTTTGAATTAATAGGATTATCCACATATTCGTTTAACAAGTCATATATCAACACCGAAAAGGTGATGTCTTGTGATGTGTCCCCTAATGTTGATGGTTGGGGAACGAAATGTATTGCGGGGTATTCTGTGATATAATCTTCCCTTGAATAGTCAGACAAATTACCCCAACTGAAAGTTTTTAGAATGGGGTGTTGTGTTGTGAATTGTCTAAAGAATGTTATTAAGTTTTTAATCGTCATTTTGCAGCGTTTTTATATTTTTGACTTTCCCTATCGGCTTTATCTAATCTATACGATAAATACAATAATACCTCGTATAAATTAAGTTTTAATATTTGTGGTGATTTTGTTAAATCATCACCACAAGCCAACATTAAAGATGAATAATAAAAATCCACTATGGATTGTATTATTTCTTCTGGTGTATTATCTTCGGTTTCTTTTTGTTTTTCTCCATCGTCTTCTTGTTCTCGTTCTCCGTATAATCTAGGAAACTTTCTGTAAGTTTCTGAACGAAAATTGCGGTAAAAAAAAAAGCAGACAATATGATAGACATAGGAACTTTTGTTTTGAATAGTTCTATTCTTGATTGGCATTCAGACAAGTCATAATCTATTAGTTCCCTTTCTTCCCCCGTCTTATCTGATTTAAGGGGTTTGTAAAGGTGGGTTGCTATTAGTCCCAAGTCAATAGGGGTTTGAGCCATAAACACTTCAAGATTAACCCATTCTTCATAAGTCAATTCAGATGGTTTGTATAATCCATATCTAATACCATCAAGTTCAAATACAAGTTCCAATTTACCTTTATCACTTTCAGCCCCGAAACTACTTCTAATCATTCTGGCTGCGAACTTAATTTGTTGATAATTGGCTTTCTTTAAATCATCAACGGGACAATCTGTAAATCTTGTTAATAATGTAATATCATCAACTTCAGTATTATCTGTGTAATATTCATAATCTGCGATGGTGATTGGTTTGATTGGGTATTCTTTTTTTCCTACTACTAATTTCATATAAAAGTATAATTTGGTTTTTTAGGTTTATCTACAAACTCCATTACAACATATCGTAAAGCATCTAACAAGTGGTCTAGCCCTTCGGGGACATTTGTAAGTCGTCCGCTTCTATCCCTTTTAAACTTGTAATTTCTAAACTCTGTTATTAAGTCCTTTGAAGTGTCTTTAATAAATATCTTAAAGGTTCGCATTTTCTGTAGCCCGAATAATACAGAACCATCACCTTTTTTTACACCCCTTATTTTGAACCCCGCTCTTCGTAGTTGTTCTATGGATTTAGGTTCTGAACTATCGGCTACAATTTCAACACTTCTGTCTATTCCATTTTCCCTTAAAAGATAAATCAAATCTTCGTTGGTTAATCCTTGTTCGTAGATGACTTGTTCTACATATAAACTTTTGTCCCCTACTACTTGGACTTTAACCACACCACAAGCATCACTACCAAATCCCCAGTCAATTCCATAGTAGGTGGCTTTAATCCCCTTTGGTTCTTCTGTATATGTGTCTGGTTGAACGAATATCTTTTCACGGGGGGGAACTACCTTTCCTTGTGCGTAAATCAAATACAAGTCATAATCCGTATCCTTCAAATCCATAATGGATTGACGGATACTTTCTTCAAGGAAGGGGTTGTCTTTAAATGTTGAAACAATCAGTTCTGCGTTGTCTTTCTTTTCATAATCAAATCCCCACCAATCTTCTTCTACTTCGGGGTTATATGCTGATATGATATATTCTTCACAACGAATATCTAATTGGACGAAACTATTTCTATCTATGGTATTAACTTCATCAACCATCGCAATAGTGCTTTTTAATCCACGAAGTTTTCCCGTTGTATCATCAAGTCCTATGAACCTTACTATTGAACCATTTTCAAATGTGTAGGTTAAATCAACTTTGTTTAGTGTTCCCCTATCAAATATACCCATCTGTTCTAATACTTCCTTAAAGTCAATTAGAATGGTGTTCTTGATGGATACTTGGGTGGCACGGGCAATAGTAATGGAAATCTTTGGACGGGTTAGTGCTTCAACAATTAAAGTTTGAACTGCTGCTATTGTCTTTCCACTACGGGAACTACCACGAAGAAAAACATATCTATTTTTCTTCTTGGCTTCATCAATCTTTAAGTATAGTTCCGTCGCTTGTATCTTCATCTTTGGGTTTGATAATTTGTATTTCTATCTGATTATCACTTGTAAGGGGTTTGTTGTCTGTTGTAATGTCCGTTCTATCCACCCAACCACTATTCCTATAGACATTCTGTAGATAATACTTCATAAAGGTTGTATTAACATTCTTACCAGTATTTTCGTCCCAAGCATCTACTGCTTTGGAAATAAACCATTCTTCAGAATATTCTAATGCTTGTTCTATAGTGTGTAAAAAATCTGGGTCTCTTTCCATAATTCTATACATAGTATTACGGGTAATACCAAGATAGTTCGCATAGTGTAATTTGTTCTTTCCCTTTCGTCCCATTTCCAAGATGTCTTCCTTCCAAGTTTTAGGCACTATCCCCCTACTAACTAATGCTTCCATAGTTTTTCTTGGGCGTCCTCTTTGTCTTTTACCATCTTCCATATCTATAAATATACTATAACCTTAAAATAAAAAAACCCCCACCTTCAAGATGGGGGAACTGAAATGGGAGCATCAGTTTTTAATAAGTATCTTCTTCTTCATCAAGAACTTCTAAAAGTTCTTTCTTAAAGTCCAAGATAATCTGGTGTTGTTCTGCTGTGAAATCTTGGAATAACTCTATCCTAAAATATGTGTCTTCTTCTGCTCCACCTTTAGTCATAACTCCGTCAATCCAATATCGGTAGTGTGGTTCTACTTCTACACCGAATGCGTCGTTATGAACGAACTGGTTGGAACATAACACCCCAAAACAATCGGGGTAATGTTTCTTCAAAATCTTAACATCAACACTTCTGTTAAGTTTCTTGTAGTTTTCATCGCTGAACTTTTCAAGTAGTTCAATCGGGATAAATAATCTTTCTGTAAATCGTTCCATAGTTTTTTTTTAATTAGTTTTGTTATTCCAAATATCTTTTAGAGTTTTCTTTATATTATAGTTGTCTTGTCCCCCATAGATACTCATTTGATATAAGAACCCTTCATATACTTCATCTTCTTCTTTGTAATGTGAATATAGTTGTTCTACAATATTATTTAATCTTTTTTCATCACCATAGTTATACCATAGTGTAAGTAGTTCTTTTGTTAGTTTAGAACCTAAATTAAATTGTTCTGTATTTTCTTTTTTCTGTTTCATACTTCAAATATAATAATAAGTGTTCCTAAAGTCAAGTTTTTTTTATCGTTGGTAAGCGTATCCGTCAGAACCATCAAGGTATAAAGTTCCTTTAACCACTTTGGTATTAACATCAACCATAAACAACATATTAAGTTTTTCGTTATAGAAAGGTTTTTGGTTGGGGTATGAAGCCAATTTGTTTTTTACTACTTTGTGGCGACAATCTTTACCACCACATTTAAAGTAGTTTTTAACTTTCATAACATCTTCAGTAGTCATATTAAAACGATTACGCAAATTGTCTTTGGCGTGTTCGTCAAACATTACTTCACTAAAGGTAAAGTTTTTATATCGGGGTTGTTGTTTCGTTTTCATAGAACAAATATACTGCGAGTTTTTTAATTGCGCGCTATGTGATAAAAAATATTTTTATTTTTTTTTTCGGTATTCGGGGGGACTTGATGTCCCCCCTTCTACCTACTTATGAAACTGAAACTTAA